CCATTTCAATGTCAGGTGACCTCATTTAGTCCACCTCCTCGATAGTCAAAACATTCTCATGGGGCCAAATAACACTTGCCTTTGTCAGAGCCTCGTACTGACTCTTTGCTGCTACTGTGAACACCCTTTTATAATGATACTGGTCTACTGTTGTTACTTTGTACAGTTTCATTCTTGTACCTCCTCTTTTTCTGTCCGTTCAATCGGACTGTTAGCTGTTGACATTTTCAGCGTTCTGAGTATAATTAATGTCAAGGACTTCATTGATAGCCGTTTCTATCTTGGTAGACTTTATCTCGCCTGTCATTATCTTATACAGATTAGATGTGTCGAGATAAGTTTCAGGAAGAAGCTTCTTGACTTCCTCAATGAGCCACTTCTGTGTCTTGTTGAGCTTAACAAGACGTACCTTGACTTCCACGCCGTACTCAGTCAGCGGTCTTTTACGTTCACTAATAATTAACACCACCTTTGCACAATATTTAAAAATACAGTTGGTTATAGTATTGACTTTTACGGAAAAATGTAATACAATGTAGTTGTAAGATAATTTATTACGTTCTTCCGTACTGTCTATGTTTGTATTATATTACGTTTCTCCGTAAATGTCAATAGCTAAGTTGAAATTAATTACGGAATATCGTAAGATTGTACGGTTGCACAAAAATTGAGGTGTAACTATGTCAGAATTGTACATAAGGATTGAAAATCTGTGCAAGGAACATAAAATTTCAATAACTGCAATGTGTAAAGAAGCTATGGTGAGCAGAGGTTCTATTACAGACTTAAAGCAAGGTAGAAGCAAAACTCTTTCTTCTGAGGCTATTTCAAAGATAGCGAAGCTTTTTGATGTTTCAACAGACTATCTTATGACAGGCAATGAAGCTGAGCCGCAAAGCTCAGATATGGACGATAACATCAAGTTCGCCCTATGGGGAACAGCCGACGTTGACGACGATGTGCTTGAGGACGTGAAGCATTACGCTCAGATCGCACGTCAGATGAGAGAGGATAAGAAAAATAAAGAATAGAGGCGGTATATATGGATAGTGCTGAACTGCGCAGTTTTGCGGAGGACAGGGACATTATAGTGATTGACGGAAAATTAAGAAATGAACAAAAGTCCATATCCATTAGTGATAGAGGGCAATGTGCGATAGTGGTAGACCCTAAGAAGATCACCACAAGTGCAGAAGAAACTGTTATAATGGCTCACGAGCTGGGGCATTGTGAAACAGGTGCATTTTATAACGAAAGAACGCTTGAGCTTCGTTCACGAATGGAGTTTCGTGCGGATAAATGGGCAATAAAAAAGCTCGTCACAGAGGACGAGCTGATAGAAGCATTTGAAAATGGTATCCTTGAAATATGGGAGCTTGCCGAGTTCTTCGGTGTCACCGAAGATTTTATGGTCAAGGTTTGTGAATTGTATGGATATTATAACAGGGTGATATAAAAAAGTCCCCGTCAGTACCGCAAATACTGACAGGGACAGCACACAGAATTTTCTCCTGCATGGTTACAAATACATTATATCACCAATTTAAGACAATGTAAATGATTTCATAAATTGTTTACAAATGTCGGAAATTATTGAATTACAAGGAGGAAGTTTTTTATGAAGAAGTTTATAGCTGGAGTAATTGCATTATCGCTCGTTTGCGGAATGTCCGCTTGTGGAAGTGGTGACAGCTCATCTTCAAGTGAAAACACTACTGCAACAACTACCACTACTACAACATCAGAGGAAACCACAACGACGACAACCACAGCGGAGACTACGACTACGACGGAAGAAACGACAACAACGACGGAAAAGCCTACCACAACAACGACTACTACGACCACTAAAGCTACTACCACCACTACAACAACTACTGCTGAAGAACCCAAAGATCAAGTTTTGTTTGATAATAACGGAATTAAGATTACCTTTACTGGTATGGATTATACAAGCAGTATATTTGGTCCAGAAATCAAAGTACTGATTGAAAATAGCACGAGCACAAATTATACAGTTCAGGTTCGTGATTTTTCTGCGAACGGCTTTATGGTTGATACAACAATGTCTGCGGATGTCAATGCAGGTAAAAAAGCAAATGATTCAATAGGAATTAATAGTTGGTCATTAGAGGAAAATTCTATATCCGAAGACGATATGCAAACTTTTGAATTCAGTTTTCATATCTTTAATTCCGATGATTGGTCTGACGGCTTTGATACTGAAACTATAATTATACAGCTTTAAAATAAAAAAATCCCCTGAGTGCCGCAAACACTCAGAGGACAGGTGAACTGATATTGACAGTATCAGCTCGATTCAAATTCACACCAATAGACCAATAAAGGGCGAATTTTGCCCTTTTATTGTAGCACACTTTCGAGTAAGTGTCAAGAATAGGAGGAATATTTATGCCGATCTACAAAATGACGGACAAGAACGGAAAGAACATCAGAAAAGACGGTCTGCAAAAATATCGTGTGCGTATCAATTATACGGACAGTTTCGGAAAGTCTCATCAGATAGACCGTGTGGCGTTCGGTGCAGAGACGGCTAAGCAGCTTGAACTCCAGCTTACACAAAAGCTCAATGCTAAAGAGATAGCTCCAAAAATGACTATCGGACAGCTATTCACGGAGTACATCACCGCCAAGCGTTCAGAGGTCCGTGAAACGTCATTGGACAAGTCCTTAAGAATACTGAAAAAGAACGTCCTGCCGGCCTTTGAAAGCGTTAGGATAGATAATCTGAACGTACCAATGGTGCAGAAATGGAAGCAGGAGCTGTCAGAACAGGGATTGGCTATCGTCACACGAAAGAACATTTACGGCGAGTTTCGTGCAATGATGAACTATGCTGTGAAAATGGAATACATTCCGAAAAACCCCGTTATAACCGCAGGCAACTTCAAAGCGCCCCTTGAAGCCAAGAAAGAAATGCTTTTCTACACGCCTGACGAGTTCAAGAAATACATATCGGCAGCTAAGAATTATGCTCAGGAAGCAGAGGACGGCGGCTCAATGTACGAATGGAACTACTATGTATTTTTCAACATAGCATTTTACATGGGTATGCGAAAAGGCGAGATATACGCTCTGCAATGGACGGATATAAAAGACGGCTACATATCTATCACCAAGAGCATTGCTCAGAAGCTCAAAGGCGGTGATCGTATCACGCCGCCAAAGAACAAGCCAAGCATACGGACGATACAGATACCAGAGCCGTTAAGAACAGTGCTGTCAGAACATTACGAACGCTGTAAGAAAGCAGTGCCAAAGTTCAGTGATGATATGTACATCTGCGGCGGTGAGCGTCCCATCCGTGACACGTCACTTGAAAAGACCAACAAGAAGTTTGCAGACTTGGCAGGTGTCAAACGTATCCGTATTCATGACTTCCGTCACAGCCACGCTTCCCTGCTCGCCAATGAGGGCATAAACATTCAGGAGATAGCAAGACGTCTTGGACATTCCAACATATCAATGACATGGAACACCTACTCGCACCTCTACCCGCGAGAGGAAGAACGTGCGGTGAAGATATTGAACACAATCGTGTAAAAATCGTGTATACAAAAGAAAACCACCGTAAATACGGTGGTTTTTGTTCGTTTGGCGGAGATGGAGAGATTTGAACTCTCGCTACGGTTTTGCCGTACTACCGCATTTCGAGTGCGGACCCTTCAGCCACTTGGGTACATCTCCTTGTGTCAACTATACTATTATACAAG